GGGAAGAAGATCTTGAGTACGGAAAGCGGGGAAGTGACGAGGGGAGGTCGCAGGGGCGGGCGGCGCCGGAAGAAAGACAAAGCGGCGCTGGTGGAGCAGGTTATCGAGAACCTGGAGAAGCGGCTCAAGAATGACGAGTTGAAGGCGACGGTGGGGGATTTGATCCGACTGGTGCAACTTGAGAAAGAACTGGAGCAAGAGCGACCCAGGGAGATCAAAGTTACATGGGTGGAACCCGAGCAGGGGAATGGCTGAGAAAAATCGAGTATGTTCCCTTGCCGTCGCAGGCGCGCTTTCACCGATCCACGGCGCGGTTCAAGGGGTTCTCCGGGCCGATCGGCTCGGGCAAGAGCCAGGCGCTGTGTCAGGAAGCGATCAAGCTGAGTTACTTGAATCCGGGACGGACAGGTCTGCTGGGGGCACCAACCTATCCGATGCTGCGGGATGCGACCCAGGCGACGCTGCTCGACATCCTGACGCGGAATCAGATCCCGTACGAGCTCAACAAAGCGGAGAACGTGCTGACGTTCAAGGATACGGGATCGAGGGTGTTGTTCCGGGCGGTAGAGGAGTTCGAGCGCCTGCGGGGAACGAATCTGGCGTGGTTCGGCTTGGACGAGCTTACGTATACGCAGGAAGAGGCCTGGGTGATCCTGGAGGGACGGTTGCGGGACCCGGAGGCGAAGCGTCTGTGCGGTTTTGCGGTATGGACGCCGAAGGGTTACGACTGGGTGTATCGGCGCTTTTTGGCGGATCGGGTGGAAGGGTACGAAGTGATCATAGCGTCACCCTTCGAGAACCGGTATCTGCTGGCGCGGGTACCTGATTTTTATGAGAGGTTAAAGCGGAGTTACGATCCGAAGTTCTACCGCCAAGAGGTTCTGGGCGAGTACCTGGACATTCACGGAAGCCTGGTTTACTGGGCTTTCCGCCGTTCCGAACATGTCCAAGCATGCGGGTTGCGGAGCGATCTGCCGCTTTTGTGGGCTCTGGATTTCAACGTGGATCCGATGTGTTCTATCGTTGCGCAGACGGACGGGGAAACGGTCTGGGTGCTGGAGGAGATTGTGCTGAGCAGGGCGACGACGGCTGAGGCCTGCGAGGAATTCCTCGCGCGTTTTCCGCAGCACCGGGCGGGTGTGGTGGTGTACGGTGATGCGTCGGGCGGGTATGGAAAGACGACCGGGGCCAGCGACTATCAAATCATTCGAGAGTGTTTACGGCGAGCGGGCTACGAAAAAGTAAGCTTCCGTGTTCCGCGAGCCAACCCGCCGGTCCGGGAGCGAGTGGGACTGGTCAATGCCAAGTTAGGGTCAGCGGCGGGGGACAAGAGGCTTTTCATAAGCCCGAGGTGCAGGGAACTCATCAAGGATCTGGAAGAAGTGACGTACAAGCCGGACAGCACCGTGATTGACAAGGAGAAGGATCCGAGGAGGACACACCTGTCGGACGCGCTCGGTTATTTGCTCTGGCAGGAGTTTCGGGCACGGGCCCCAGTAGGAGAGCGAAGCGAGCGGCTGCTTTAACAGGATGGGGAGGCTGAAGGCGATGAGAGATTTGCAGCGAGAGCATCCGGAATATGTGGCCAGGAAGACAATGTGGCAGACCTACCGGGACCTGTACGCTGGTGGGGAGCAATTCAAGAGCCGAGCCGGTCTGTATCTAATTCCGAGGCAGAAGGAGCCGATGGCCGTGTATCAGGAGCGGCTTGCGCGGGTTTTCTACGAGAATTACGTCGGCTCCATCATTGACTGGTACGCGGCCACGCTTTTCCGGCGGGAGCCGATTCTGGTTCTCGAGGGTGAGGATGCGGCGGGGAGGGAGTTTTTCAGCGTACTGGCGGAAGACTGCGACCGGCGGGGAACGGCGCTAAGCGACTTTTTCCGGCGGCTGCTAGTGGACGCTCTTGTGGTGGGGAAGGGCCTGGTGGCGGTGGATTTCCCACGGGGGGACCGGCTGCCAGGGAATCGGGCGGAAGAGGAGGCGCTGGGCCTGTCGCGGGCCTATCTGGTGAGGTATGCGGCGGAGGAGCTGATCAACTGGAGTTACGACGAGGAGGGGAATTACGAGTGGGTCGTCTTGAGGACGAGTTACCTGAGACAGGGAGAGCCGGGACGCGGCGACTGGGTTAGAGAGACTCGCTGGATCTATTACGACAAAGAGAATTACGAGATCCAAAGGGCCACCGGAGAAGGAAGCGCGGGGGAGCGCCCGGAGGTGGTCGCGGCCGGCAGGCACGGTTTGTGGGCGCTGCGGCAGGTGCCGCTTTTCGAGTTGAAGGTGAGCGAGGGGCTCTGGCTGATGAACAAGGCGGCGTTGCTTCAGCTAGAGCATTTCAACAAGTCGAACGCACTTTCCTGGGCGCTGACCATGGGATTATTTGCGATGCCCGTGGTTTATTCGGAACGGGACTTCCGGCAAGTGGTGGGGGAATCGTACTACATCCAGTTGGGGCCGGAGGATCGTTTTGGGTGGACAGAGCCCGAGGGGAAAGTGTACCAGATTGCGATGGACAACCTGATCCGGCTGAAAGACGAGATTTATCGGGTGTGTTACTTGATGACGCAAGCGGGTGGAGGGTTGGCGGGGACAGTGCCGCAGTCCGGCCTGAGCAAGCAACGGGACTTCACGATTACCCAGGAGGTTCTGCGGGCGTACGGAGACGCGGTCAAGGACACGATGAAGAGGGTGCTCAACACAATTGCGGCGGCGAGGCAAGACGGCGTGCGGGTGGGGGTCTCGGGCCTCGACGAGTTCGATATCGGGGACTTCCGCGCGGAGCTGGAGGATGCGGAGCGGCTGCTCGCTTTGGGGGCGGGTTCGAAAACTCTGAGGAAGGAGGTACTGAAACGATTGGCGTTCAAGTATCTGTGCGACGCGCGACAGGAGGTGAAGGAGCGCATCGCACAGGAAATCGAGGAAGAGATCGAGGGAATGCAGGGCGAGTTTGGTGAAAAGGAGGTAAGGAAATGAGCGAAGAGACGAAGGGAATGGGAGAGGTGCCGGAAACCGATGAGAGGCGTGCGGTGATACGACAGGTTATCGAGGAGTTCATCAATTTGCAAAAACAGAACGCCGAGCCGGCGTACAAGGCGGAGCTGATGGAGGAAAGGAGGAAGCGAGAGGAGCTGGAGCGGCGGTTAAACGAGCTGGCGGAGGAAAACCGGCGGCAGAGGCAGCTTCGCGAGGAAGCGGAAAAGGGCGCGGCGATACGTGCGGAGCTGCAACGGTTGGGCGTTTCGAAGGTGGATTTGGCGTTCAAGGTGGTAAAGGACGACATTTACCGGACCGAAGACGGAAGGCTGATGGGACGTGGGGAACACGGTGAGATGAGCCTGAGGGAGTATCTGACGCGGTTCGTGCAGGAAAATCCGGAATTTTTGCCGGCTCGCATAGGAGGGGGTTCGGGGACGGTAGAGATACCGAGAAATGCGGGGGCCGGGACGAGCTCGATCGAGCTGGAGAGAATCCGGCCGGGCATGAGCCGGGAGGAAGCGGAACGGGCCCGTGAAGAGATCGTGCGGATCGCGTCGCAATTGCTGGGCAGCCGGTGATGGTGAGAATGGCCTGGCAGAGGGGTTAGACGCGGCGTCGGAGGAAGGCGTCGCGGGGAAGGAGCAGAGAGGTAAAGATGCCTGCGATTACATCACAGAACGTAGCCAATGCGATTGTAAAGCTGGTGGCGGTTGACGCGCTGCCTGCTTTGATAGGGAACCTTGTCATGGGTAACCTAGTCAATCGCGATTACGAGCCGACCCTGGCGCAAGCCGGGGACACGGTCAACGTGCCGATCCCGCCCACGCTGGTGGCGAACAACCTGGCGGAAGGCGGGAGCGTGCAGCCACAGAATCCGAGCCTGGGGAACGCGCAGATCGTGCTGAATACCCATGCGGAGGCGACGTTCCTGGTTCCGGACGTGACGAAGGTGCTGGCGGTGCCGGACCTGTTGAAGCTGTACATGCAACCGGCGATGGCAGCGCTGGCGGAGAAGATCGAGACGGACCTGCTGAATCTGTACGCGCAACTGACGGCGAATCCGCCTGTGGGCGCGCCGGGGACGCCGATCACCGAGGCGGTGGTGGATGCGGCGGAGACGGCGCTATTCCAGGCGCGTGTGCCTGCGAACGAGCCGAAGTATCTGGTGGTGGATGCGGCGACTTACTCGCAGTTGCGGCAGATTCCGCGGTTCAGCGAGTATCAGACGGCTGGAGAGGCCGGCTTGAGGGCGTTGGTGGACGGGACGGTCGGGAAGATCAAGGACTTTTACGTGTTCCGTTCCCAATTCGTTGCGAAAACAGGCAGCTCGCCGGTAACGACGCACAACATTGCGTTTGCGCGCAACGCGTTTGCGCTGGTGATGAGGCGGTTGCCGCAGCCGTTGCCCGGGACGGGTGCGATTGCGGAATACGCAGAGCTCGGCAACTTCGGCATGCGGATCATTATGAGTTACCAGCCGAACACGCTGGCGCAGCAATTCACGGTGGACGTGCTGTACGGCGTGGCGGTGCTGAGGAACAACTTCGGTGTGCAGGTGCTTACGTAGTCGGTAGAGGAGCGGGCCGGGGGTAAGCGCCTCCGGCCCGCGGAACTTAGAGGAGGGAGACATATGGATTTGAGAGCTTATTACCGGAAGCTGCGTGAGGTGGAGGCGAGTCTTACGGAAGAGTATCCGGTTGTAGTGAGCCAGGAAACGCCGGATGGGGGAAAAGCCGGCGTGCCCAACGAGGTGCCGAGAGCAGTGGCGGCGCGGATGATCGTGGAAGGGAAAGCGCGGCTGGCGACGGAAGAGGAGGCCAGGGAGTTCCGGAAGCAGTTGGAGGAAGCAAGGGTGCGGGCGGAGCGCGCGGCTGCTGCGAGCCGCATTCAGGTGACAGTAATTCCGGAGGCCGAGCTGAAGGCGCTGCGGGGGATGCTGGAAAGGTCGAAGGGGTGAGGAGGGGCGGATGGCCCTGTTCACAGACGGTGCAGGAAACGATTTGGAGGACCTGGTCGCTTACGATTCGACCGTGCTGGAAATGGCGCGGCAGGAGGGGATTGACCTAGGGGTCAAGCTAGACCTCGCATGGGAGGAATTGGGGATCGAGCTGAGGCGGTTCCTGATTCTTGCGGGCAGGGGCGACCTGGAGCTCAGGAACATCTGCGTGACCAAGCCTCTCGAGAAGTGCCACGCGTTCAGGTCTCTGGCTCTTGCCTATTGGGATGCGGCCCACCGGCAGCGCAGCGACCGGTTCGGCGAGCGAGCCAGGGAGTGGGAGAGGCAAGCGGCGTGGGCGTGGACGGCGCTGCTGGATACCGGCATTGGCATAGTCGAGAGACCTGTTGATAAGGCTGGCCGGCCGGTCGTGGAGCTGGCGCCGATGGAGATGCCAGCCGCGACTTATTGGGTCAGGATTGCGTGGGTAGATGAAGGCGGACAGGAGGGGGCGGCCAGCGAGGCGGTGATCGTGAATGTCGGCGAGAACCAAGGTCTGGTGGTGATGCCGGGAGCGGCGCCAGCAGGGATCAGCGGCTGGCATGTGTATCTGGGTTTTGAGGCTGAAGCGCTGCGGCGGCAAAATTCGGCGCCGATACCGATCGGACAGAGCTGGCGGCAGTCGTCGGCGGGATTACTGGAAGGGCCGCGACCGAGCGAGGGTCAAGCACCGGACTATTACCTGAGGCGAGGCGGACTTCTATTCCAAGAGGGGAATGAGGGCTTCGGGATAGCAAGCCTGCTGCTGAGGGGCTGAGGCGAAGGAGTCACAGGATGGCGGCTGTGGGGAACCAGGCGACGAAGCGGGCCGTGGAGATTCTCTCCGGTGGAGGGAGACTCGCTGCGGAGGCGTCGAGAATTGCGGCAAGAGACGGGATCGAGCTGCCCTCGCTCGAGGCCGAACAGGTGCGGTTCCAGAACGTGAGCAGCGAGATCGCTGAGAGAAGCCTTCAGGTCCGGTACCCCGGACTTTACGTTTATTGCGAAGGTCTAGCGAATCAGGGAAGAGAGAAGTTTCGGAACTTTTCGGGAAAGGTTTACATGGTCGCTGAAATACGGGTCACTCACGATCATCTCGAGGGCGTGACGGATCAACTGATGAGTTATGTGGAGGCGATTACGAACGTGCTGGAAGGCAGCCGCGGCGCATGGGCGGAGGGTTTGTATTACGCGGGGGGATA